GTCTAGGCATTGTAGTGGCCTGTACCGGTTGTGTAACGGGAGCCATAATACCTGTATTTGGAGTCGTCATTCCCGGTTCAGTTTCCACTGGAAAAGTGGGTTGAGGAGTTACTTTACTAATTGATTCCGGTACAACTTGTGCAGCCGGCATAGGAAGAGATACTCCCGTAGCTTTGTTCACGGCTTCTTGAATTGGATCAATAGTAGTACCAGGAGGGCCAACTGTTGTGTCCATACCCGGTTCTACCCCAGTCATTGTCGGCATTACCGGTGCGACAGTTGGTGGGGTAACAGGGGGTAAATCAGGTGTAGGTTGCGGTGTGGGTAATACGGGTTGCGGTGTGGGTGCTATTCCCACGGCTTTGTTCACGGCTTCTTGAACTGGATCCATGCCCGGTTCTGTTTCCGTTATCTGTGCAATTATTTCCTCAACGGTTTTAGGAGCTTCTGGCATCACTGGTGCAACAGGAGTAGGCCTAGTTGCAGCAGTCCTTATAGCCTCTGTTTTTAGTCTATCTTCCTCCTCCCTAGCATCTCGTTCTTTTTGTATTTGATCTGAGCGTTGCTGTGCTTGTGCCGCTTCACTTTCTTTAGCAAATTTATTTATTCTATCTATTTCTTTTTTCTTTTCTGGCTCAGCAGTCCAGCCTCTCTGAACTCTCAGAGCTGCATTATAATAAGGTTCATTAGGATTAGCTTCGATATAGGCTCGAATGTTATCACTTACTGCTTTTGTAATAGGATTTCCTTTTTTAGCAAATTCTCCGAGCGCCTTACTATATTTAATAGGATTCATTCCTCCTAATCCAACAATACCTCCCATCTGAAACTCTAACGGTCTATCAAACCTAGGTGGATTTAATAAATCTCTGGGACCCGTTACTTTTCCTATGTCTTGAGGATCCCCTGGTTTTTGAAGCTCAAGCTGTCCTCTTCTTTCTTTATAGGGGTCTTTTCTTAGTCTTGTTCTTCCAACTTTTGCATCTTCTCTAGCCATTTTACCTATACTTTGCGCTCGGTCTTTAACATATTGTTTAACTTTAGGATTCTTCAAAGCTGCTTGTACGGTCTTTGGTCCATATTTTTGAAAAGTTGCCCGTGCCCCATGGGCTAATAAGTATCTACCTACTGTTAAGGCAAAAGGATAAGCTAATGCTGCTAGTGGTAATGGCATCAGTCCTTACTCCCTGATTTCTTTTCTTGTCTAATGCGTTCTCTTTCCACGTTGGCCTTTAATGCTGCAATATCTTCCTGCGATTTTATCTTTTCCTCTTCGGATTGGTCCTTTTGTTTTAACTTGGCTTTATCCAATTGGATCTTCTTCTCAGCAATTACATTATCGTCTTCATTTTCCCTTGCACGAATTTCTAATTCCTGTTGCTTCAATGCTACCACACCATCATCAGGTGGGGCTATAACTTCTTCCAGTCTCGGCATAATAGGTTCAAGGATCTCGGCTTCTATTTGTGCCTTTAGTATCTCTTTTTGAGGATTAGGTGGGGGTGGTTGCATCATACCTCCTGCTTGCATCTGCGGAGGCATTTGTTGTGGCGGCTCCGGCATTTGCTGATCCGCTATGTTCTGTGCTTCCAACGACACGTGTTCAAAAATATGCGCTACCAACATGGATAATGCCATGGGGTTAGCCATGGGAATTCCAGTTTCCAAGAAAGACAGATGCACCTCAATGTGTACCATGTGTGGTTGTTCGGGAAAAGCAGTGAGAGGCGCACCCATCAAAGCCGCCCCATTCTCTTGGGCGGGATCCACAGGAGCGGGTGGTGGTGGATCGGGAACAAATAAGGCGTCAATGTTTTCGGAACCAAGGGCTTGATACATTCTGCGGTAAGATTCTTTAATATTGTGAATCTCAGGATTGCTTTGTACCAATTGTAATTCTTGTTGCGCTAAGGTAATTCGCTGACTCATGGAAAAGAAGTTGGGATCGCTAACGGGAACCACATCCACGCGATCGTCAAAGTCCGTTTGTTTTATGGCTTGGTCCCCACCAATTACTTGATAGGGATACACGGGGGGTAGGTACTCCGCAAATAGCCTAGCCAGTATTCTAAATTCTGTTTTTTGGGCGTAGTGCAATCTTTTATGGACGGCGGACATCACTCTAGTACCTTGTTCCAACAGTGCCATGGTGGTACCCACTGGCAGTTCCTGATTGCCTTCCCCTATTTGTAGGTTCGTAATTGACGCAAAGCGTTGTCCTGCTTCCACACAAAAACCGAGTAATTGCATGAGCGTGGCCGAAGGTTCTTTGTACGGCAACGGTACCAAGGAATCTCTTAAGGCGCCACCCGGTGCGTCCACATCTCTGAACTCACCCGGTTCCAACGGAGTTTCGTCGTCCCTGATTCTCAGTCCACGGGCTTTAAAACCAGCAGGAAGATTCGCCAACGTACCGGCATCAATCAGTTGCCTGAGTGCGCCAGTCGCTGTTCTGGATAAGCCACCAATCATGTGTATTAGACCAAAGCCGTAAAAGCCAAGGCCGGGGAGAAATTTATAATGCACAAAATATTGGGCTTTATTCTTAAGCGGATCATCCTGCCGATAATTTCTACGGATCGCCAGTACCTCACTGGACTCTCTGTCTATGGTAATAATGAAGGGGAGGTGAAACCCGTCAGGGTCTTCAAACCCCGGTATGTCGGTAGATACGTGGAACTCTAATAGTTCGTACATTAGCTCATCGCCCACGGATTGAATGCCTTCGAGTTCGTCTACTTTTTCTTTTGGATCGCTGGCTATGTTAGTTTCCGAAGGCTGCAACGGCACATCACGGTAAAACCCCGCAAGTTGTTGGGTGCGTACTTCATTGTGGGTCATTTTGACGACGTGAGTAACGCGTTCACAAGTGGCTAGGTCACTGGCGGTATAGGGAACTACCAGATCTTCAACAGGGACAAAGGTACTGACCGCTCTTTGTTTGTTAACATCGTAGTAGACTTTCTTGAAAGCAGTCCCTGCCAACGGCAAATAGAACAACAATTGGTCCATTTCGGGGGTATATTCCTCCATGACCGTGGTAATTTGGTAGTTCATAAATTCCTGAACTCTTCTCGCCTGATCTTCCGTTTCAGGCGTTTCGTTCCCCATGACTCTGGTTTTCACCGGTCCTTTAGGGGGTAATAGCTCTTTAAAAGCTTGTGCTTGGAATTGGGTTACGGATTCAGCCAATAACGGGTGGGTGACACCGGAAGCGCCGGGAAATGGACGATCCCTGTCCTCATACTTGAAACCAAGTAAGTCCAATCCCTTGACATAGGCTTCTTCCCACTCGGATCTGGAACCTTTGTCTTCTTCAAATTCACCTAATAAGCTAACCGCAATTCTGCCTAGTTCGCCTTCGTCGACGAAATCAGCTAAGTTGGCATCAAAAGGAACTTCCTCCATGGGATCTTCATCCGGAAAGTAATTGATTTCTGCACCACCGTCGGACATCTCTACGGCAATGTCATTCATGCCGTCCGGAGTTAAGGGTTCTTCTATTTGAACTTCTGTTCCGTCTTCAACTTCCAGATCAATGAGATCCGACAACCTTTCTATGTTGGTTGGTACTTTGTTTTCAGCCATTTAGCTTCTAATAAACGCCTGTGAACTTGGTGCCTCTGAGAGCTTCTCCGCCACCACGACTTTTGCCTTTTCCGGCACCGGGCTTAGGCCCTTTGGAAGTAGCTTGAGTTTTCTGCTTTGCATAAGGAACAAAACCTTGGTCCTTTATCTTTTCACCTTTATCTGCCATTTCACGCTCCTAGTAATATTCTTTTAGCCTGCGAGGAACATTGTCCTGCATGTCATCGTCAGATTCTAAACCAATAAAGCCACCCTGTCGATAACGCATTAATGCCTGTGTGGTGGAATCCACCAAATCGTCGTAATCGCCGAACGGAAAAGCTGCGCATTCCTCGACCAATTCCTCCGCCCACCGTGTTTCCGGGACGTACACCATGCCCGATTCCAGTAGCGGCGCCACCGCATTTACCCTCGCGATCTTGTCGTGGCCTTTACCGGGGGAATAGTTCACTACGGGGATGCCCGCTTGGCGTAATTCATCGGTTAACGGGAGTCCTGATGCTTTGGCTTCCACGATAATCGTGTCAGGATCCCAATAAGTAAATTGTTCGTACGCGACCCGTTTTAGTTCCGGGAAGTCCCAGCGTCCTTTTTTAACGTCCAACAAGAGCAACGCAGGTCTTGAAGAATTTTCATCCGGATAAAATACGCACCACGTGGTAATGGCTGAAAAATCCGACGTTTCTTTCTTTGTGTACGCCGTGTCGTACGACTGTATAACGTATTGCATCTGAGGCACGTCGTCGTGCTTCCATAT